TGGTTGGAAATATGGTAAGATTTGTTCTACGATCTGTAAAGCATCTTCTTGGTTTCTTGCCATAATAGACAAGTTGAAATTTAGATTGTATGGTGTAGGAATGTATTGATAACCACGTGAGGGATTCGTACCATCACTTTCAGTAGTAGATATATCCTTTACCAGACGAATGTTTCTGTTTTGTGATCTAGCAGAATCATAATTAAACCCTGTTAACTCAAATGCCATACGAGGTAAAGTAATTGCTGTTCTGTTTAGACCGTTCAGATCAGGTTCAGCATTTATTCTTGCTAACCATTTTTGTTTGGGTCCATATTGAATAGGAACTTTAATTTGCTGTAAAATTGTATCGTCTGCTTTTACTCTACGCACTGTGATATTATTGAAGAGTGTACCAAATACAGATACAGACTTCTTTACAGTTTCATGGTAAAAGTAAGTTCCGAACATTATGTATTCTCGTTGATATAATCCTGCATTTGTTGCACTGTTTGTAGTGACTCTGCTGTATCATCGTCAATGGTGAAGTCATATTCTTCTTCTATATCCATGATGATCTCTACGATAGATAATGAGTCTGCACCCAAATCTTCTACGATGTGTGATTCTGGTTTGATGTCTTTAACATCTACATCAACACGATCTGCTATAATTCTTATTAAGTCCATTAATTTACCTCTCCGAATGGGTTTGTTTCACTGAAGTCTAGATATGAATTGCCCTGTGTATCGAACTCTTCATTTTGTGCTAGTGAGTCATCAGCAAACTCTAAGTCATCACCCACAACTTCTACCGACCATGATGCTGCAGATTCGACACCAACGAAGGTGTCATTGACAGCAAAGGTTAATGTAGTCATGTTTTGTAAGTAAAGAACTCGAGTTGGTTTGTCCCAGTAATTAACTTCACCAACTACAGTACCACCCACAGTGATTTGTTCACCCACAGTGAATGTACCTGTACCACCTGAAGTCATAGTAAATTTCTGAGTATATGCATTTTCAGTTTCAGATGCATCAACCCCAGCGATACCTGTATCAAAGTCATCTTGATTGTATTCGTAAAGTTCGCATTGACATTTGAACACAAATAATTTGCCCACTTGATAGAATGGGTTTTCATGTTCTACAAATTTTATTTCAAACATTGAACCTGAAAGAGGGAAGTAAATAAGATCTCCCTCGTTGGGTCTATAAGAAGATGCTAGGTTTCCATCAAGGGATATAAATCGTTCCCAACTGCGTAATGAAATTATAAAGGTTGCTGAGTCTCTAATCTCTACACCAAATTTACTAAAGAGATCTCCCTCTCCTTCGAATCCTTCAGTGTTTTCTATGTATGCTTCTATAGAATAAGCATCACCATAAGTACTGCGGACATCTTCTACAAAGATGCCTTCTTCTTCGGCAACTTCTCGTGGTAAATAAAATGTTTCATGACCATACATTCTGAGCGATTCAACGACCAAATCCTCATAGAGCATTTGTTCTCCTTCCACTGCATGGTTGAAATATACATTTGTTGGCATGATATTATCCTATCATATAATCAAGTGGCAACTCATAGTTGTTTCTTGATTCTTCTTCTAGTTTTTCAATCTCTTGGTTTGCTTCTTCTAGTATTCTAGTTGAGTTTAAAGTGACACCACCAGGAAGTGCTATTCCTTCAAACTTAGATAAGTTTTGACCCCATTGTCTTTTAACTAAAGCAGTCGCATACTTCTTCAACCATATATCATTATAGATATCGGTAAAGGTTGTTGGATCTACTTTGCGATAACATTCAATAAGAAAGTATTCCCCAGCACTTACTCTGGCATTATCCATATCAAGATACAATCTGTTTTGATGTTTGTTGAATCTGATAGGAACATTACCTACAAGTGTCATGTCTAGTAAGTTTAAGTGTTGCTGTAATTGTTCGTAATAAAGGACAGAAGTGGACTGTAGATCGTACAAGTCATTCAATCGTAATTGATACCTGATATCAAACATATCCATAGAGTTTCTGTCATTGAAGGGGAATATTCTAAGTACTGATAATACAGACTCTGGCATTACAAGATAATTCTTTTGTTCACCAAAGGTTTGACCTGAGTAATCGTGCGTTCCAGTTGTGGATGCATCTTGAGAAGCATCAGTCTCAAATGTGTTTAACCAAGTTGAATCAACTTGATGTTTGAGGTAAGTTCTTATTGCACCATCGTAATGATATTCTGCGAAGTACTGTAGAGCATCATCAATTCTATCATCGAACTGATCATCGTCCACATTGATTTCTACAACTGGGAAACCCAATTGTCTCTTAATAAAAGATTTAAAGGTTGCTCTTGAGTTAGGTGCTGCCATAGTAATGTCTCCATTACTATTTATACGAAATTAATCTCTAGTTGCTAGACGATCTAGTTTTGCATCAATTCTATCAATCGCATCCATCATTCGTTCAAAAGATCTTTCAAATTCACTCTTGGACACATAATCTTTCGCGATCTCTTCACGAGTTTTGTTGATTAGAATATCGATCCTCTTCACTTCATTGCTCATTGATCTTACGATGAATGCAACAGGTGCCAAAATAAAAGTGAGGAAGATATTCCATAGAAGTTCTGGATCTATGGGCATATGCTCTCCGTTAGTTTGAAGTATTTATATGATAGGATTCCCTGTAAGAGGGTCTATTTTGAACTCATATTCATTTGCAGGTACTATCGAAGGGGTCTCTTCACCAATTTTCATTTTGTTTATTGCGTGCCAATCAACATTGAAAGATATAGAGTATCTTCTCTTGTCAGTGAAGTTTGGTTCTACCATGTGCATTGCACCTGATGGGAATAGAATGAGCATACCTGTTTTGGGTCTTACACGAAAATCAGTTCGAGATCTATCATTATAGAAAGGCATATCGTTTACATATTTTGGATTTGAATCTATGAATTGTATATCACCCTCATCTCCATCAGCATGTATGTAAAAAACTCCACTATACCAACAACCATTATGTAAGTGAGGAGCATTCCATGCATGTTTATCATTTATGTTGCCCCAACTGTTGCCCATTCTCTGGATAAAGTTTCTCCCACCACCATAGTAAGGTATAACTTCTTCTTCAAATAGTCTATTGATTCTGTTAAACAGTTTTACAAATGTTGGATGACTATCTATACCATCATTAGATTGCCAACCAGTGTATTGGTTTGAAACTTTACGACCCACAGGATCTTTCTTACGCATATCATCCATTGTTTCTTTTAACTCTAGCATGTAATCTGAATCTACACCTTGTCTAGGATGTAATTCTGGGTTGAGTAAATCCCTAAAGAACAATGGTGTAGGGAATAATAGTTTAACTGACATTATTTAAAGTCCTTTTTTTGCCACATGTATTTTCTATATGAACCTGTTATACCATATTTAGATAACTTTCCATCATGATCTTCTCGATGTCTCGAGTATTCTTCCATGTTAGGGTTCTTCCAATAGTCTGCGTAATCTACTCGAGTAGATGATGTCCAACTTTCCCTCTTATAAGGAAACAACTGAACGATAGGAGTGCCTTCTGGTATTGTAAAAGTCTTTCGCACTTTAGGATACATAATCAACTGAGCATTAAGATCACCACCCTTAAACTTGTCTGTATCTATAATGCCTTGCCATGCTGAAATGTATTCATTCGCGAACAAAAATGGATCTAAGTACAGAGTCGAGTACCCATCAGGAGTTCTTACTGAAAAAGGCATGTTCATTTTGATTGCATCATTTTGAACTCCAGGCATCATCGCAAACTGCCTAAAAGGATGAGACTGTGATTCCCAAACTTCATGATGAGGGCATTTCATTTCAAATGAAGTTTCTTTTTCCGCAATCTCGTCACCATAATATTGAACAATCATATCTCTAACTGCTACAACATAATACCCTGTCGTAAGTATATCTTGCATAGCAGGACAAGATCTAATAGTAGATCCTGTACCATGACCATCACCCATGTTTTCTACGATCTTAGTTTTTTTCCACCAATCAGGTTGATAATCTTTAGCAGGTATTGCTTCAAAATCTTTCTTAACTCTTTCGTCAAATGTAACAAATTCTATATGTGGCATTTTATTCTTCTAGTATAAGTTCTGCTTCACTGCCTCTGACCACTAACGACTGTCTGTTATGATAAGTTGTACCAACAGGAGCATCAGCACTATGTGGTATTCTTCCATCAAACATTAACAGTCTATTGGGTTTATAATCGATAGCATGTATCTGATGCTGTAACAAATTATCGTGGAACCCCACTTCTCGTTTTGCTTTTTCATCATATATACGCAGTTGACCACCCCATTCTTGTTGCCAATGCAGGTTGTTGTAATAAAGAAAGGAAATGTTTTGATCGTCTTTGTCTTGACAGTCTTCATGAACTGTACCTTGTAATCCTATGGTTTGCCCATTCATGCCTGCGTAATCAAATCTTTTCCAACTAAATCCAAATTCAGATTGCAATCTGTTGTCTATAGTTTTAGCAAACCAACCATAATCATCGAGTGGATCATCTCTTGTGTAATCTTCTCTATAAAAAGTGATACCCCAAAATTTGTGTCGTATCTGCCCTGCTCTATCTACTTGGTTTGTTTGATTCCATCTAGCACAATGTCTGACACATGAGTCAAACCAATAATGAATATCAGGGGATAACCAATTATCAAATACATGAATGTCAGTTAAAGGCAGACTTTGTATTTTAAATGGTTCATCGTGATAGATGACTTCCATTTATTTTTCCTCGTCGCTGGCAGTAAGGAATTCTGGCATCACAGGTCTGAGCGATGCCTTTTGGTAGTAATCAAAATCTTGTAATTGATCTTCAGGTGCAGCAATAATTTGATTTTTGAGTTCTTCAAAAATTAGGTATGCTTGATCATAGAACTCTAAGCATCTTCTAGCATCAGATCTAAATGGATGATTAGATCCTTCTCTACCTGCCACATTTGCTTCTACAATGTCACCAAACCTCAATCGATTACACATCTCTCTTACATTCTCTGCAGTAAAGTGCCACAAATCATCTGCATATTGTTGTTGTAAACTCACACCCTCTGGTGGTTCAGCATTCAACACATATTTTTCTATAGCATCAATCTCATCATTAGTCAGATCTGTGATTACTTCTTCGTCATCTTTCTTAATGATTTTAATTTTTTGATCATCATAGATAATGTAATCATACTCAAATCCTAGAGTGGGTGCATCTGTTTGTTCATACTCCCATCGGAGTCCTTTCTCATTTCTGAGTTTAAGGGAATTGTCTTGTTGGTAAATAAATGCGATCATAATAAAGTTCTCCTGTACAGTCTATTGTACTATATTTAGTACAAATCGACTAGTGGATTTCAGATTAAGTAATTGGCGTTGCTGGCCAATCAGTTGTACCATCCCATCTTTGAACTATCCTTTGTGCAGGATAAGGTTGTTGGAAAGGATATGGTGCTTGCACTATCGTTTGAGCAGGGTATGGCTGCTGGAAAGGATATGGTGTTTGATAACCTTGTTGATACCCATATGGTTGTTGGAATGGATATGGTGCATTGTAGTTCTGCTGGTATCCATAAGGTTGCTGGAATGGATAAGGTGCATTGTAGTTCTGCTGGTATCCATATGGTTGTTGGAATGGATATGGTGCATTGTAACCTTGTTGGAATCCATAAGGTTGCTGGAATGGATATGGTGCATTGTAACCTTGTTGGAATCCATATGGTTGTTGGAATGAATATGGAGCATTATAATTTTGCTGATACCCATAAGGTTGTTGGAATCCATATGGTTGCTGAAATGCTTGTTGAAAAGGATAAGGTTGTTGGAATGCATAAGGTTGCTGAAATGCTTGTTGAAAAGGATAAGGTTGTTGGAATGCATAAGGTTGCTGAAAAGGTTGCTGGAATGGATAAGGTTGCTGAACATTCCCCTTTGGTCCAGGTATTGGAGTTGTTCCAGTTGCTGGTGTAGTTGCAGGTCTTACTCCATTAGCAGGTCTTACTCCAGTTACAGATGAAGTTGCAGGTCTTACTCCATTAGCAGGTCTTACTCCAGTTACAGATGAAGTTGCAGGTCTTACTCCATTAGCAGGTCTCACACCACTCGCTGGTCTTTGTGCTGGATAAGTACCACTAGCAGGTCTCACACCACTAGCAGGTCTCACTGCTGGGTATGTACCTGTGGCAGGTCTCACACCAGTCGCAGGTCTTACTGCTGGGTATGTACCTGTAGCAGGTCTTGGTCCAGAAGCAGGTCTTTGTGCTGGATAGGTTCCAGTTGCTGGTCTTGGTCCACTTGCAGGTCTCTGAGCAGGATAAGTTCCAGTTGCTGGTCTTGGTCCAGTAGCAGGTCTTTGTGCTGGAGTTTGACCTGTAGCAGGTCTAGTAGCAGTATAATTCTGTTGTGCTGGAGTTTGACCAGTCGCAGGTCTTGTAGAAGTATAATTCTGCTGAGCAGGGAATTGACCAGAAGATTTTATCCATCCATTTGGAGTTTTAGTATAAATTCCTTCGACAGCAGAAAACTCTGCTGGTCCTGTTTTTACCCATGCCCCACTAGTTGATGACCAACCTGTGGGAGTTTTTACCTGCGAACTCTTTGCCATAATTGCCTATATTTAGTTTGGTTCTAAGAACCTATTTTATTATGCGTAAACAATCCATACATCACCAACCGCACCATCACCCGATGTTGGGGCAGCACTGTGAATAAATGTATTTCTTAAAGCACCATCAGAACTACCAATTGTAGTAAATGATGTAGTTGCTTTTCCAGTTAAGGTAGATGTTCCTGCGATTGTAACATTATTAGGTAAACCAACTGTTACAGTAGCATTTTCTGAACCAGAACCTGATACTTCAATCTCATTAGTTGTACCTGAGATACCACCAACAAAATTACCTGTTGTATCTGTACCTAATGCTACACTGTTAGCAGCAATAGTTGCCGCAATAGTAAGGTTTCCAGTTCCATCAAAAGAACCAGAACCTGTAACATCACCACTTAAACCTATTGTTCTAGAAGTTTCTAAAGCAGTAGCAGTAGCAGCATTACCAGATGTATCCTGATTACCTGCAGTGTTAACTCCAGGCAAGTTGATATTAGCAGTACCATCAAATGATACTCCACCAATAGTTCTTGCAGTTTCTAAAGCAGTTGCAGAGTCAGCATTACCTGTAACATCACCTGTTAATGCTCCTTCAAAAGTAGCAGCAACAAATGTTTCTGAACCAACTGACCATTTGTCATTTGTTTCGTCCCAAAGAAGTGTCTTAGAGGCAGAACCACCACGAGTCACACTGATACCAGTGTCTTCTGTTGGAGATCCTGAAGTAAAGTTACTATTTAATGCGATAATGTTATCAGCAAGTGAAATAGTTTCTGAGTTAACTGTTGTAGTTGTACCTGAAACTGTAAGATCACCTGTTACATTCAATGAATCATTAACTGTTACAACACCTGTACCATTTGCTGTTAGTGTTAAGTTGGTGTCTGTACTTCTTGATTCGATTGCGTTAACATCGATTGAATTTGAAAATTCGATTGCATTTCCGTCAGATGAAGATATAGCATTTGATGCTTGTATCTGCATAGGTGCTTTAATTTGTATATTACCTGTTCCAGTTGCATCTAATTCGATATCACCTGAACCTGAAGTTTGTACTGATACATTTTGGTCACTATCTGCAGAAACTGTAATTGTACCTGAATTATCAGATACCACTTGTTGTCCGTTAACATATAAAGATCCTGGACCAACATAGATATCTCTCCATTGTTTTGTAGAAGAACCTAAGTCGTATGTAACATCAGTATCAGGTATGATGCTTCCATCAAAATCTGATAGATGAGTTGTTACATCGCTGTCACCATATTGTGCAGCACCAGCAACTGTTAGGGAGTTTGCAGCATCATCATAAGTAAGAGTGATTCCTGTTCCTGCAGTTAAAAGTGCATTAACACGATCATCTACTCGTTCACTTGTATGATAAAGGTTTGTTGAACCTTCTGCCACATCATCAGTATCTTGTGCATCTACATATGCTTTGATAGATTCGGAAGATGCTAAAGTTGTTGCACTTGCACCTACCATAGTGTCTGAATCTAATATTGCTGATCCTGACACTCCTGTATTTAATACAGGACTTGTTAGTGTTTTGTTTGTTAAAGTTTGGGCAGTAGAAAGGTCTGTTACAACTGATGTATCAATTTCGATATCATCTGCGTTGACTGTAATACCATTTCCTGCACCAACATTTACAGTTGGAGTACCTGAAGTTCCACCACCTGATAAACCATCTCCTGCTGTAACACCTTCGATGTCACCAGTGAGGTCTGCGTCAATTGTTAAGGAACCTGCGGAGTCGTCATATGTTGCTGTGATGTTAGTACCACCGACAACCATTGCTCCTACAATGTCTTGTGTTGCTTCTGTATTAGAAGAACCCAATGCTGCAGCAGTAATTTCACCACTGCTGTTTATTACTTCAGTTGTTCCTACATTAAGACCATTCTTAACTACAAAGTTCTTTTGCGTTGCCATTAGTATGTACCCCCATTAATCGTCGCATTGTCGATTGTTTTAGCAGTACCACCAGAAAGGAATGTTCCTACTGCAGTGTCACTGTAGTAAGTATTTACTGAACCTTCTGAAAGGTTATCTGTTGTTAGTTCTGAAATAGCAGTTGCCTGTAGTTTCCCCGATGAGTTTATAATCTCCGTGGAACCTACAGTCAAACCTGCTAAGATAACTAAATTCTTTTGAGTTGCCATTTGTTTTCACTCTCCAACTAAATGCCATATTCTATCACGATAATATAGCGATTGCAATTTATTATTACAATCTATTTATTACTTTTGCTCCTTCAATGCTTATGCATCTACAAGAGATAAATCTACTTCAAAACTTGTTGAAGTAGTTGAAGTTGGTGTTGCTAACAATCGAACATTACCACCACTAATGTCAGCATCGAATGTTGCTAAACTAGATGATTGTATTTGTCCATATTGTGTCATGTCAACACTACTTCCATCATGCACTAAATGTAACTCTAATGCTTGATATTCAGAACCCTGCGTCATGGCAACGAGTATTTTGGCACTACGATAATTCGTAGAAGAAAAAGATGCTATTGCAACTTCTGTAGTAGAAGTTGATGTGTGCGATGCTCTTTCTTTGCCTTTACTTGTTGTCCCTTTATCAGTTTCTATTTGGTCCGACGAACTATTGTAAGATAAGTGTCGGATCAATATTGCTAAATCGTTTGCTTTTGACATATTATCCTCCTTATCCTACTCTTATTTGAAATGTTTTAACTGTCGTGTTAGTGTTTGCTGGAGTAATCAATAATCTGATATTTCCTCCAGAGATGTCGGCATCTAAAGTCATAAGACTTGAAGATGTGAACACTGTTGCATATTCTGACATATACACAGTTGTCCCATCATGTGTCACTAAAACTTCAGTAGCATGATATCCAGCACTTCCATGAGATCCTGAGATCACATACTTGACTGTTCTATTAGAACTTGCAGATACTGAAGACAGTACCTGATCGGCAGTTGTTGCCGCAAAAGTTGATGAAGTATTATATCCAGCAACTAAGTCTAACTCTTCAAGTGCAACAACTTCAACAACATCACCACTGAGGGCACTTGAAGTCAAAGTTATGGTGGAAGCATCAGTTGTCGTATAGTCAACTGCTCCTCCCACTAACTTTACACCATTAAGATAAACTTGTTCTTCACCAGCAACATAAGATAATGAATTACCATTATCGTCATTGCCAGTTATAGAGGTGGTCGTACCTGATATCGAATAAGTATAGGTTGTCGCTGCATTACCTGTACCCAACTGATCAGTGAAACTTAATGCTCCACTTCCATCTGTTGTTAACACCTGAGTGCTAGCACCATCTGAAGTTGGGAATGAGAATGCAGAGTTGATAGAAAAAGTTGCAGGATTAGATCCAACTTCCACTACAGAAGCAGAACCATCATTCTTTTCTAGAAATACTCGACCATCATAAGTGTTGACAGCCAATTCACCTAATACAAGATCAGATGTAGCAGGAACACTTCCTGATGAAGAATTTCTTTTTAACTGTATTACTGCAGCCATTTTAATATCCTCTGATTACTTATTATGAATCTTAGTAAGATCCGCCATCAATTCCTGTGATAGAAACAGCACCAGATGTTACAGTAAACTCAGAAGAGTTAAAAGAAGCAATACCTTTGTTAGAATCAGTAGCATCTTCTGCAGATAAAGTGATAGCACCATCTGCGTTTGTTACATCAAGACCTTCACCTGCTGTTAAAGTAGCAAGTTCCATGTCGCCGTTTGATCCATTACCGATCATTAATTGACCAGCAGTTGGAGCAGCACCATCCAAGGATGTTATAGAACCTGACAAAGCAAGTCCTGAAACTTCTAATCCACCAAATACTGCGTTCATCGCTGTACCTGTGAAGACTGAAGATGTATCTGTTGCATCATGCAATGCTACAAACTTCTCATTAGATTCATCCATACCGAAGAAACCTACTTTAGCAGATCCATCGTTATATTTGAATTTAATACCTCTATCGAGGTTGTCGTCTGCAGAATCGTCACCAATTTCAAACACTGGATCAGCGATTGAAACTGTTGTAGAGTCAACAGTTGTTGTTGTACCTGAAACAGTTAAGTTTCCAGTAACAGTAAGACTGTCACCAATAACTACATCGTCAGGTAATGAAACTGTTACAGTCTGCCCTGAAGCAGATGTTACGATTTCGTTAGTAGTACCAGCAATTGTTAAAGACTGAGAGTCTAGATCAACAGCAAAAGTACCAGAATCACCAGCACCGTCTAAATCTTGTGCAGTGATATTTGTATCAACATAATCTTTAACAGCAGCAGATGTAGGTAAAGTTGTATCGTTATCGTTAGATGCGATTCCCTCTCCTTCTGTTACAAATACTGCGTCTGCGATTTTGTCAAGTGTGATTGCGTCATTAGCAATCGTTAAAGCACCATTAGATGCTAAAGTTGCATCACCAGAAATGCTAACATTGTCAAATGAATCACTTCCGTCATGAACAAGTACTTGTCCAGTTGAAGGTGTTGTGATATCTGAGTCTGTTGCACCTGCTAATGTAGATGTTGTGGAAACAAATGAAAGGTTTCCAGATCCGTCAGTGCTTAGGACTTGTCCACTAGTACCATCGCCACTAGGTAAAACCCATGCGAGTGAACTTGTGATTGCGTCTGGTGCCTTAAACCCAACATAGTTAGTACCATTATCGGTATCTTCTCTAAGTTGTAAAGTTGCACCAGCAGTTGCGCCATTACCTACGATAAAATTCGAAGGTGTTGGAGCAGAACCATCTACGACGTCTGTGTAAAACTTACCACCGACCGCATGAACAGCGACTGATTCGTCATTGTTTACCGATTCGATATATAGTTTCGCACTTGCTCCGTCGTTTGACTTATCCTGAGCATATGCCATTTCCCCTGCTGATAGATTACTATCGATGGGGGCAGCACTACCTGTAGATCTTTTAATTTGTATAACTGTGGCCATTTAAATTTCCTCTGTTAGTTAATTATTAAAAGTGTAATATAATATAGTTGATTTATAATGTAATGGTGACTGGGAACTAATAAGTACCTCCATCTAAAATGGTGGTTGTCACCCACTTGTCCGTGGCAGCATCGTACGACAGCAAACCATCATCGCTTTCTGTCGCATTTACATCAGCAAGATCATTTAACTCAGAAGTCGAAACTCCTACATTAGATGACCCGATTGCCACTTGTTTTATTTTTATTCCACCACCAGAAGAAGAAACTCTTGCTCTTACTGATGGTCCTGTGTTAACTCTAACTTTTGACATTATACTGTGACTCCTGGAGTGACTATAACTTGTCCTTCAACTATTCTGGTCTTTTCTCCACCAGATGATGTAATGACACAGTCATATAAATACCTTCCATATTCCAATCCTGCTGTTTGTGTATCAGTGAGTTCAAAAGTCAAACGTCCAACTTCTTCAGTTATGATCACATTAAATGTTGCTGCTGCAGAACTGCTACTATATGATTTTTTAATCTCAGATTCTCCTGTGTATCCAGTTAAATCCATGACTGAACCATCACTATTCGTTAAGTCGATAGTGAAACTAAAGTCGGATCCTTGATCCACATAAAGATTTGAGATTGATGCCATATTGTAGTTCCTTACAATGTATTTATACAATTAAAGGTTGTATTGCTGTGCACCAAACAAAATAATTACAGGTGTTTTCGCAGTAATTCGACACTCTTTAGAGATATTAAACTCTTGCACACCATCATACTCTTGCTTATTTATTTCTATGATACCATCTAACAATAACATCACAGATTTTACTCCTTCAGGTCTTATATAGACAAATTCTTCTGGTTCAATTACATGTACATCATACTTCCAGAAGTCAAATGGAGTGGGTAAGGTTTGAGGATTGTAAGCATTAGAGATACAATTTATAGTTGAACCATCAACTAAGGAAGTTGTGGTCACATGATACATTTCTTCAGGATTTTCATTACGAGAATTTTCTATGTTGATCTTCGGTATGCGATCAACCTTGCTCACATTATGATCACCTCTCTTATCTATATGTCCTGGATTTTCTTTATCTAACTCATAATCTGAAGGATTGCCATCTTTATCTATAGCAATGATTTCTATCTCACCTTTTGTGTATATATGTATCCTTTTATTGTGGACTAAGTTGCCATCATCCATCATCTTTAAAGATTTGTAAAAGATAGGATCCCACTCTTTGACTGTATCCCAAACTTCTTGCTTAGTGATGTCTGTCTTTTTTAAATGTTTGGCATAGATTTGTTTAATGTTCTTCCAAAGTTCTTCTCTGTCTACAGGATGAGTTGCTTCTAATGCATGATCAGTCGGAGCAGAGTATCTGGTAACATAACCTTTGTCTAAGATAGATCTTTCGACTGTAAAGGTTTCACATTTATATGTTTTACTAATTCTATTTGGTATCATTATTGATTTCAGTTATAATAGCAACCATGACTTCATTCTTTGCTCGTATGGTAATGTCTTTACCAGATGATGCTCTACAGTATTCAAACCCCTTAACATGGTTGTCATTAATTTGAGCACGTCCTTTTGCTATAAAGATATGTATATTTCCACCCATGTTGCCGATCTTGATGTATTCATCTTTTTGTAGAGTGGCATAATCGTACACAAGTTCCTTTTCTTGCATCTTATGCTTAGGATGAATGCAGTAAAGATGTCCTCCGTCTATAAAGTGCATCCTAACTTCGGATGCATCAGTGTGGTTAGGATACCATGGTCTTCCTGGCATAGGATTTGGTTTGAGACCTGTATTAGCATAATGTATGTTACACCAACCACTAGGAGCAACACCAAAACTATGAGAGTCTTTTCCAAAAAGGACATCATGCCTCTCAGTAAATATATGAATTGCGGAACTTGGTCGTTCACCTTCTCTACCCTCCTCGAATCGATGAGTGTTTACTTGATAGAACTCATCCACTTTAGCATGGTTGTCAAATACTAAGACATCGTCGTAGTTGTACCATTGCCATTTCATAATTCAGACACCACACAAACCATGTTGTCTGAAGATCTGCCCTGTATGTCGTAATCTTTATTTCCCGAAATAGTGATAAAGTTTATAGAATCTATTACATCACTATCTTTGTATCTTCCACGATTGAGTATCTTTACCTTTCCATGTAAAGCAAACACCCAAACTCGTTTGCCAGGATGTTTCAATCTGATGTACTCACCTTTTTGTAATTGGGCAAAGTCCCATACACATTCTACATCACGCATCGTTTTAGGGTTCGCCAATACGCAGAGTGACATCGCATCATCTTGGAACATCCACTTAATTGAAGTGCCTGTGTATCCTGGCCAAGAAGGAGTTCCTTTAAATGGATTAGGATCTAGTTGTCTAAAATAATTTATGTTATTCCACCCATGTGCATGCACACGACGTGTGACACCAGAACCATCTGCTGCTGGAGCATCCATCTCATTAATGATGGTACCACCAATGACACATCTAAAGTTGCTGTGCCTTTGTTCTAGTTCTCTGCCTTTTTGGGGTAGATGAGTGTTGGGAGTATAGACTTCCCCTTTCTTGCCTTCAATAGAAAACATCCAGAAATCTTTAGCATCCCAAAATCTATTTTTCGCCATAATTTTCTATATCTCGTAGTGCTTCTTTCATACTTTGCACTTCTTTGTAGTTTGCTGAATGTTGAATAGTCAACTCAGGGATTTCTATGTTATCATCAGTATCTATAATCTCATGAATTTTTTGTATTACATATTCATGAGGTAAAGAGTCCAGATCTGGATCTTCTAAAAGTCCTAGATTGATTGTAGATATTCTACATCTCTTAGTTGAATTGTAAGTTAAGTTGTTTGCTAAATGGTTTAGTGATGCTTTCTGTGCAGCATAAAGATAACCTTTTGAGATATTGGGTTCTGCTGCTCTAGATGAAATGTTGATGATCAGTTTCTTAGGATCATGTCTCCATTCATTAAAGATAGCATGTAATAATTCAGTTTGTCGGAAGCGAAGATGTGCTAGGTTTACAAACACATCACATTCTTTTGCTTTCGATATAACTGCTTCAACATCCTCAATAGAAGTTCCTTTACTTGAAAAGGCAACTATTTCCATATGACTAAATTGTTTTAGATAATCTGCTAGTTTTTTGCCAAGTCCACTTTTACCTGTGATTGCTATCTTCATATTTGTTTATTAAGTCAAAACTTGGTTTACCAAAGAGTGATCCGTCTACACTGCATTTGTTACAAGGGGATTGACTTCTATCTCCTTTTCTTAATTTGTTTCTTATCTTCTTCATAGGTTTGCTAAACCAAACATCATGCAATGATGATTGTAAAAGATTCCCAACGACATGTTCTCTACCCCAATCATTAGAGCAGAACAATACATCTCCATTCCAGTCTACAAACATTTTATAGAAAGGATAATGACATGGTTTACCTTGTAAAGATTTGATGTCAGATTCTTCGATACCAACCCAATCAATTACACCACTTCTATTATTGAGTATCAACCCATGTTTTTCAAAATCACCCCAATGCATTCGATACTTGTATTTGTCTTTTGGAATTTCTGCCCAAAGTATCAATTCATCAAAATGTTTCATCTGTTCTGGACCATCGTAAAGATTAATGTAAATTAAATCTAATCCATTATTGTGAATGAGATCTACTAGATATCTATGATCTAACTTATCACCATTAGTGTTACATTCCAATGTAGCATAGGGCAACTCTGTTCTAAAAATTTTAACGATATCCCTAAAATCTGGATTGAGTAAGTTCTCACCAAACCCACTGAATGAAATTTTACCACTGTAATTATTTTCTGCTAACTCTTCTGCGATGATCTGTGCACCTTTGAGTGTTAGATGTAAATTTCTATTTGGGAATACTTCTGGATCGTGACGAGGACAAAACACGCATGTTCTATTACACAACTCTGTGGT